TTTCAGGTTCTTCAAATTTTACAGAAACAATCACAGGGCTAAACACTGTAATTATTGGTTCAACTCCGAATACAGCTGGTGGTACACTCACTGCTTATATCGATAATCTTGCAGTATATAATGATACCACAACAGTAGAAAACATACCTAGCCAACAGACAGCAACCTATGAATCAGATTTTTCAACTAGAGATGGGTTTTCAGCAGATTATTCTAGTTATTTGGTTGTCAATACAACAAATGAAAGAATAGATTTTTCATGTAATGCAAGTTCATTAAATGGTTTAATAACAAAAGATTTAGGAGCTGGATTTGGTTCAACTAAATTTGTAGCAAGATGGCATTTGCACGTTACAAATGCAAATCTTAATTCAACAGCAGCACAAGCTGTAGGTCTTAGAATGGGTTTAGCAGATTCATCTTCACAAACAGCAGAAGTTCCTACAAATGATCAAATATATTGGCAAACAAGTGCAGGAAGTAGTACCTTTTTTCAGGGATTAATGGGAGCAGATGGTAGCACAAATACAAATGATAGAGGCAATGACGATCCAATATCAGCAAGTAGTGATAATACTGATTGGTATTTTGAATTAAAACGTGATGGTAATAATTTTACAGGACAATTTTATTCTGATTCCACTTTTGAAACGACCATAGGTAGTGCAAGAAGTCTTACAATAGCAAATGTTGGTTCACTAAGATATTTGTATTTCAGAGTATTTACACAAGCAGTAACAGGAACACCATTGTTTGATGGTTATATTGATGATTTAAAAATTTGGAACAACTTCTCAGAAGTAAACCCAACAACACTAACAGACTTTGTATTACCAATAAAGATTCAAGGAGATGCAGACTTGCAGAGAAAGACAACAGAAACAAGAGACGATGATTTTACTGATTCAGGTGCAACAAGTCATACCAGTTCTCCAAGCACAGTAGGTGGCTGGTTAGCACAAGACCATACCAATATACTAATTAACGGTACAGACGATGTTATTGATTTTACTTGTGTAACTGATGGCTCTAATGATTCAATGAGTTATGATTTAACAACAGCATTATCTGATTCAAAATGGGTATTGGATGCTGATGTGGAATTTACTACATTAAACGGTGCTACTGGAAATGATAAGATATTTTTCATTGGTATTTCCTCACATGATTCTGCAACTAATTCAGGTACAGCACAAGACGGTATATTTTTGAAAGCAGATGCAATTAGTGGTGGTGCTACAGATTTTAGATTACTTTCATGCAACGGTGTAAGTCCTTTATCTGCTCCAAGCACTAATACACTTTTAACAATAACCCCCGAAACAAGAAAATATTTTATTAGAATATTCAGAGCATCTACTACCTCTATGACAGTTCAAATATTTGCAGATAAGGCAAGAACCATATCATTAGATAATGCAACTGTAACAATAGATTCGGGTATTCAGACATTAAGATATATCAAAATTATGAACTCCAATGCAAGTTCGGCTGCTGGGAGTATTGTAGGTCAAGTCACAAGATTTAGAGTTTGGGATGGTATTACAAATCCAGTAACACAGGAAACAGTAACTTTCGAAGATGATTTTACAGGTGTTAGTCCTAATTGGACTGATGTTGGAACTGGATTTGCAGTAAATACATCAACTGATCTTATTGATTGTTCATTCGTTGAACAAGATTCAGACAGAATTTATCATGATTTAGAAAATGAATTGGGTGTAGGTGGAAGATTAGATCCTAATTACTGGATTATGAGAATGAAATTCAGACAACTAACTCATAACACTTCGATGAGAGGATTTATTGGTATTTCTTCAACTACTGGGGAATCTACAGCAACACAAGATTTCTTAGGAATGGGGTTCTTGTGGTCTAGCACTCAAGATACTTTAGAAAACTTTAGAATCAAAAATGGAACTGTCGCAAGTGGACAAGGTGTTAACACAACATGGACAAACTCTACTGATTATTATCTGGAATTTATCAAAAATGGAAATAATTTCACAGTAAATGTTTACTCTGATTCCAGTTACAGCATAAGAACACTAACAAATCTACAAACAACAACCTCTGATTTCTCAGATATGAGATATATTAAGATAATGGCTCCAAACACATCTTCAACAACAACGTCAACAGGGGAAATTGATGATGTTCAGATCTGGAATGGAATCTCATCCCCAAACGCAAGTGCAAGAAAGATAGTATTTACAAATGATGATACAACAAACTCAGCAATACAATATCCAAGTAAGACATTATCATACGATCCAATTAACGGAGATTATTATGGAGAGGTTAAAATTCCAACACTAACTACTGGAAGTAACTTTAATTTGTATATGTATTATAATTATAATCCAAGTGCAAATCCTGATTATAGTCCAGAAACTATTGGAACAATTACAAGGGATGAAACATTTGATACTACTACAGGATGGACAGAAAGAGATGCTACAGAATGTTATATTGATACTATAAATAATAGAATATATTACAATGGAGATTTAGATGTTACTGATTCTACTGTTTATTATGATGTTGTAGGACAACTAGGACAAGCATTTAACGGTAAAAGTCTAGTTTTAAGATGTGAGCCTAAAAAAATAGCAAATGCCAATCTTTCTCACCGAGTAGAATTTATGTTATCTGCTGAGAATGTTGATATGCATACTTCTCAAAACTCAGTTGGATTTGCAATTGGTGCAAATAATTCATTTGTTGGAAGAACATACCAAAATTCTGCAACACCAACTGATGCAACAGCATTTACTAATACGTCAAATGGTACAGTTGAATATGTAGAAATAGCAATACATGGAAAACTTGTTACATTTAGAACTTTTACAGATAACACATATTCAGTATTAGACCAAGAATTTACTTTAACATTAACAGATACAATGCCTGACTTCAATTATATTAAATTAATGGATAGAAGTGATACCAGCTCGGGTTCAAATACATTAGAAATGGAAATTAAAAACTTGAAAATTTGGGATAATATTAGTACATTTAACAGAGAAAAATCAGTTCATGATGCAAACTACAAAGCAGTATATCACTTACAAGGAAATTCCCTAGACAGTACAGTTTACGGTAATGACGGAACTAACACAGCAGTAGATTGGGAACAACAAAATAATTCAGTTGGACTTGTTGCTAATGGAACTACTACAAAGATAGATGTAAGTGCCGATACAAGTATCAATAATGTTTGGGTTAGTGGTGGTGAAGTTGAATGGACAACTAATTTAAAGTCTGACGGTGAGGCATCTGGTGGAAGATTCTTTGATAAACGTGGTCTTGGATTTGGGTGGACTTTTATAGGTGAAGATGAAGCATCTGGATTAATTAGAATAAGATTATTGATTGATTTTACTACCACGAATGGACAGTGGGAAACAACTAATACAGTTATACCAATAAACGAAGTTGTAAAACTAACAGTAAAATATAATGGTGATAGTATAGAAAATGATCCAATACTTATAATTAATGGTGTAAAATATACCGTAGGAAATGGATTAACCGAAGTTGTAAAACCAGCTGGTTCGATAAGGTCAGATTCAAGTCAGGCTTTTACTATTGCAAATGTAACAGTGCAAACTACCACAATAGATGGATTCATGGATAATGTTAAACTATCAGACAAAATCAGACCAAGTAACCAAGCAATCGCAACTTATAATGCAGAAAAGGCAGACAGTGATATTCTTACAGTAGGAAGTGAATCTACTCCATTATTTTCAAATGTTGAAACAAACTCTGTTTTTATTAAAACTGACACAAACAAACGATTTTGGTATAACGGAACAACTTGGGTGGAACAAGCATGAGCCAAGAATACTATGACCATTTGAACGAGGGAGATAAATATCTCTGCGACAAGTGTCAAACAGCAGAACTATCAGCACACGAATATGACCAATATATCAGATTTCAATATCATTACTGTGAGCCATGTTGGAATTATCTCCACCTCAAAAAAGGCAAGTGTGAATCATGTGGAGCAACACACACAAACAGGAACGAATATGCAACAATCATTATAAACTGTGGTTGTGGTAAAGAGGTAGAGTTATCATGGTAGAGTGGTTAGCAGGAAAAAGAGTAAGGGGAACAAGTAGTGAAAGAACACCATTAGGCACAGTATTAGGTGGCACAGGAGTAGGTGGATGGGTAGAACTAGGAAGAACTACGTTGGGTGGAGCAGCAGATTCATTAGAAGTTTCAAGTTTAGCAGATAAAAGATATTATATGATTTTACATTGGGTTGTTCCTGACACTTATGTTGCTCCAAGATTAAGATTGGGTAATAGTTCAGTAGATACTGGATCAAATTATGCTAGACGTGGAAATGAAAATGGTGGTACAGATGGAACAGCAACTTCACAAGATCACATTACATTTAGTCCAGAAGGCGGTGGTAATCCTCAATATACAGTAGGTTATATTGCAAATAGTTCAGCAAATGAAAAATTATTTATGAATCACACAGTTCATAGGAAAGCAGCAGGAGAAGCAAATGAGCCAGGTCGTGGAGAGGTAGTTGGCAAATGGAGTAATACATCTAATCCACTTGATTTAATTCATCTTTATAACGGAGATCCGGGTTCAGGGGATTACGCTAGTGGTTCAGAACTTGTCGTACTTGGTTGGGATCCTGATGATACACATACTAACAACTTTTGGGAAGAATTAGCTGATGTTTCATGGAGTTCAGGTAGTAGTTTTGATACAGGAACATTTACTGCTAAAAAATATCTTTGGGTTCAATTTTGGACAGATTCAGCAACAACAAATTATAGACCACTTATGACAGTTGGAAACTCTACACTAGATACAGGCACTAATTATGCAACTAGACGTTCTTTTGATGGTGCAACAGATGTTACTTCTGCTTCACGTTCTGATTGGGAAACTGAAATGGATGGAACAGCAAATATAAAATTCGGAAATATGTTTATTATTAATAATGCAAGTAATGAAAAATTATCAATCGGACATTTTGTATCATCTACAACAGCAGGAGCAGCAGCAGCACCTAGTAGAAGGGAAATGGTGGGAAAGTGGGATAATACTTCAAACCAAATTAATATTATTGGATTAACCACATCAACAGGAGATTTCACAGGTGGACAGATAAAAGTATGGGGTGCAGATTGAGATGAAAGGAGATGAAAAGTAATGGCATGGGCTAAACAGGATTCAGACACATTAACATCTACAGCAAGTGAAATAAACTCTACTGTAAATGGTGTAGATTTTAATATGACTATGGCTCATGTAATTGATTCTGGAGCAACAAATATTGATTTAGAATTTAACAATGATTCAGGAAACAATTATGCTTCAAGATATTCATTTAATGGTGCAACAGATTCAACTGAAACAAGTCAAGCTATGATACATGGAAACGGATTTACAACTAGAGAAAACTTTGATATTGCTTATATTATAGGAATAGATACAAAAGAAAAATTAGTTATTAGATTCACAGTAGATAGGGAAAACGCAGGAGCAGGAGGAGCTCCGAGCAGGCTAGAAGGAACTGGAAAATGGGCTAATACAAGTGATTCTATAACTGAAATAACTTTAGAGGATAATTTAGCATTAGGGGGAACTTACTCATCTAACTCTAATCTTTCAGCATTAACAGGAGATGAAACAGAAACAGTAACACTACAAGACGGAACAATATTTGAAGAAACTGACACTAACAAAGCCTACATCTGGAACGCTTCTACTAAAACGTGGACACAGTTATAAATATAAACTATAACAACAGTTATGATTTATGGTCAGTTCATATACGCTAACCTCATATAAAGATACTAGTTTTACGGCTAGAGATATAGTAACTGACACAAATACTGTAAGATTTGATATACGTAGTCTTGCTAGTGATACTTTTAGTGGTAGGTTTGATATTAGGCAACTTGCTCTTTATTACAAATCTTTCTCCCCCAACTCATTCACATCAACATCATACAGAACATTAGATGAAGATATCAACTTAACATCAAGATTTGATATTAGGCAGGGGGAGATTAATTCACACTTAACAAATAAATTCAATATAAGACAAGCAATAACAGATACACTAACTAACAGGTTTGACATAAGACAAATAGTATCTAATACACTTACATTACCATTTGGACTTTTTGTAACAGTTGCAAACACACTTACAAATCTGTTTGACATAAGAGAAGCAACAAGTGATACACTTACAAACAAATTCCATATTAGAGAACAGATAGGTATTCTAGGTAGTTATCTTGATAACTCATTTACAACAGCATCATACACGATTGCAGACCTATCAAGAACATTTAAATTTGATATAAGACAGGCAGTTACAGAAACTGTTACATCAAAGTTTGATATAATATCACAGTTAATTGACACATTAACAGCAAGATTTGATATAAGAGAAAAAGTAGTTGATACTATTACAAACAAGTTTAACATTAGACAGGCAATTACAAAAGCAGTTACAAACAAGTTTGATGTAAGACAGGCTATTCTTCCAACTATCACAAGCTTGTTTGACATAAGAGAAAAGGTGGTAGATACAGTTACAAACAAATTCCATATAAGAAATGCAGTAAGCGATACAAGGACATTCCTATTTGACATAAGAGAAAGAATAGTAAAAGCACTTACAAATAGATTTGACATAAGAGCAATTGCAATTGCATTACCAGGATATACAAGTGACTCTTACACTACAACATCATATACTACACAGATAGGAACTGTTCCACAACTTACAGTTCTGTTTGATATAGCAAGTGTATTAGCAGGAAGAACATTGTCTATTAAATTCGATATAAGAGAAAAACTAATAGATACGTTAACCAACAGATTTGATATTAGACAGATAGCATCTGACTCAAACACTTTCAAGTTTATTATCAGATCATTAATAGCAGATACTTTAACAAATAGATTTGACATAAGACAGGCAATTCCAGATACTTTGACTAATAGATTCGATATAAGATCCAAATTAACAGACACATTGAATAACAGATTTGATATTAGACAGATAGCATCTGACTCAAACACTTTCAAGTTTATTATCAGATCATTAATAGCAGATACGTTAACAAGCAAGTTTAACATAGTAGGTCAGATAGAAAGCACATTAACATCATTATTCCATATAAAATGGCTTTTCTTAAACAAAAGAGTTGTAAAAACTACAGCAAATTCAAGAAGAGTAAGAACAAATTACAAGAGTGCAAGGGTGGAAATACCAGATTCAACAAAAGAAGTAGACACACTATAAAAAACTATTTAAACCTTAAACTTCAAATTACAGTATGAGTATATCTATGAATAAAAGAGCAATAGAATTTAGAGAAAAAGTAGGCTCAAGAAGAACTGTAAGCATAACACTCACAGACAGTACAAATACAGCATTAGACATGTCATCAACTACAACATATAATACAGGTAAATGGAAAGTTTGGAAACCAGACGGAACATTATTAATCAATGGTTCTATTACATTTTTAACTAGAGCAAGTGGTCTTGTTTCATATGATTTATCTGCAACCGACACTGCTGCAGCAAACGCAGGAGTATGGGAGGGAGAAGTTGAAATCTTCAATGACGAGGGAATACTAAGAGAACAAAGTGAAACATTTACATTTATAATAGAAGAGTCATATTAGAACAACACTTATTAGTTACGCATATATACATTTATCATGGTTGTAAATAAAATAGTACAAGATAATGCTTATTTTGCATTTAGAAAGTCACAAATGAAAGCAATGCATACTGAACGACTTGGTGTTATTCATGTATCTGATTTGATTAAGGCTTGTATTAGAAATGTTATGTATGGTAAATTTACTCCACCCGAGTATAAGACCATGACAACAGAGGATATGAAATCACTTTATTTTGGTCAAGCAATACACTCTGCAAGTGAAGTTGCTGATCCAGAAAAACATGAGATGTTTCTTGCATATGATTACGAGCAAGACAAAGCATTAACATATGAAGAAGCAAAAAAAATTCCACAAGATGATCCAAGACAGTTGGATATTATTTATGGTAGCATAGATGATGTAATTGAAGTAGATGGAGAATTAGTTATCTGTGACAAGAAAACAACAGGATCTATTGAATACTTTCAAAAACATAACTCAAGTGCATCTGATTCACATATGGCACAGATTAATTGTTATCGTGCATTATTAAACAAGTGTTATAATCTTGATGCAAAACGTGGGTGTGTAATATACATATCAAACTCCATATCAAAAGAGAAATATGACAAACCTACACCTATATCATTCCTGTTAAAAAAACCAGAAGAAGTATTACAAGAAATGATAACAAACGCAAAAAAGATCAAAGAATCAATAAAGTCAGATAAACTACCAGAGAGAACAAGATGTTATCTTTGTGATGGTATGTGTCCGTATGCTAACAAATGTTTTGAGTCATTTGGTGAAGATTAATGGTTTATGTTTATCCTAGTTGTAAACAAGGAAAACACGCAAAATGTCCTAAACAATACGCAGGTTTAATTAAATGCCAGTGTGCTTGTCATGTGGTGATTGGTACAGGATGATAATTTACGAACCAAAAAACAGCATTAAGGTTTATACTCCAAAAGGTATAGCAAGAATATGGCTTGTAACTGAATATGGTATGGAAACACAAAAACTGTTTACTTGTATAACATCATCAGGTCAAGTATGGGAATTTACAAATGATCAAATTACAGTTCAAGATAACCCTACAGTAACTGGATTTGATGATGATTGAAAGTATATTTTAACGCAAACAACAAAGCAACAAGACAGGCACTGATAGATTGTGGAGTCAAAAATGTCATGGTTGCTCACAAATATACATGGGCTAGTATAGATTCATACAGAGATAATTTTGATTCTGTTTTTGTTGTTGCAGGAGTAAAAGGAGATCAAGACAAATATTTGAATTGGTTAATTAAAAATAAAGAAAAATATGATTACGCTACTCAATTTGATGTATTTTATGACATGAACGCAACAATGAAGAATCTGGAAAAAGAAAGAGAAATGGGAATAGATTGGACACTTCCAGTGTTACAGCAGAATTTTCTACAGCATTTGTCAAAATTAAAACCAAAGAAAGATGACTATGTATGTTTGGGGGAGATAAAAGGAAAAATAGAAATGGAAGATCAAATAAGAAAACTACCACCATTACAATATCATGGACTAGCAAAAGGTAACTTTATACAAAGAAACAGAATGTTCAAATCAATAGACACAAGTGCATGGATATCTGCAGCAGTATCAAAGAAAACAGAAATATGGTTAAACAACAACACAATATCAATGTTTTTTGGAAACAAAGGAAAAGGCATGGTATCACAACTGCAATTCTATTTAGAAAAATACAAAGACAATATGGAAAAAGTTGGAATAACAAAACAACAGATACTTGATAATGATTACAATGCATTACTTAAATTTCCAATAGCAACATTGTTTATGCCTATGTGTAAAAGTTTTAACATATATGATGATAATTTCAAATAACTTTAAATAAAACTATCACATATGCAATACGACTGTCAGGGATTACCCTAATACGGTAGCCCTCTTAAGTCCGTTCTTCCAGGTCGGAAGTGAGTGAACACGTAAGATTCACTCCTTTCCTTTGGGAAATATTTATATAATTTGTTTTATTAATTTTCATATATGCCTGATGATATTAAGTTAAAAGAGAATAACGGCAAACTAGAAGCGAGTATCGATAAAAGAAAATCTATTAGTTCATTTAACGCAGCAAAGCATTTGAGATCAGCAGAACTTCCTGCACTTTGTAACGATTGTATTTACAGATCCATTGATACAGGGGGGAATGGAAAATGCCCAAAATATGAAGCAGATGCAACGTGTGCAATACGAGCAGATATACAAAAAGTAATAGGAGATATGGACACAAGAGATCCAGAACAACTAAAAGGCATACTTGATTATCTAGTAAAACTATACACAGAACAGATATTTGTAGCACTAGGAGAATCCAAGATGGACGGAAACATACCTGATAGAAACACAAACGCACAATTAAACTCACTACTAAAAATTATCAACACTATGATAGAATTATCAGGTAAGGTAGAGATTAAAGAAACACAGGTATTTGACGAGAAGAATATAATGAAAAGCATCTTTAAAGAAATGACAGCAAAGAAATCTATGATGGAGAATGGCTAGACCAACAGAAGATGATATTAAGAAACGAGAAGAGTTTGTAAGAACATTTGTAGAATGTGCTCAGACTCCATCAAAGTTTTCAGAAGTATTTCTTAATCATGGATTATTTGAATATAACAAAAGATATGTTAATTGTCTAGATAGATTCATAGTATATCGTAGTGGTAGACAGGTAGGTAAAACCATGTCAACTGCTGTCAAAGCCATACATTTTGCTTTCTTTGCTCCTATGCTTTTAGAGACAGTTGATAAGGAATGTACTATTTTGATTGTTGCACCTACCCAAAACCAGGCAAGTATTATGTACGATAGAATCAGAGCATTGATTATGGGAAGTGATATTCTTGAAGATTACATTGTAAGAAACACACAAACTGAAATGTGGTTAAGATGGTTAGATGATAGAGGAACTACAAAGATAGTTACTCGTGCAACAGGTGAATCAGGTACAGGACTTAGAGGTTATTCTCCACACGTTATCATAGTTGACGAATGTTCGTTTGTAAAAGAAGATATACTTACAGCATTATTCCCTGCAGGTTCTGCAACTAAAGCAAGAGTATGGCTGACATCAACTCCGTTTTCAATGATGGGTTATTTTTACAATGCTTGTAATAACTCTAAAACAATTAACGGAGAACCTGTATCAAGTGATGGACAATGGACACAGTTTCATGTAAGATCAACCGACAACCCATTGATTGCAAATGATCCAGAGTATATGAAATTCCTGGAAAACCAAACAAGAGAAAGTTATGCACTTGAAGTGTTAGGTGAATTCCTGGAAATTGGTAACGCATTGATACCACAAAATCTTTTGCAAGATGCAATGGTAGAGAGTCACCCAGATGGTAGCACTAGATATTATGTTGGTGTTGACGTTGCAAGAAGTGGTATGGACGAAACAGTATTTACTGTAATTGGATTAGATGAAAAAGATACAGTTCATGTAGTTTGGCAAGAAAAAGAGGGTCAATCAAACATTGTAGATGTAGCAGGTAAGACACAAGAGTTAGCAGAAAAGTTTCACGCAGAAATGGTTTACGTTGATGAAACAGGATTGGGAGCAGGACTATATGATTTGCTACAAGAACGTGCTGTAGTTGTAAGAGGCATAGTATTTTCACTTAAAGAAAAAGAATCTATATACAAGAATCTTAGAGTGTTGTTTGAACAGAAACGCATTAAGATAGGGGGGAGACAAGAATTAGCAAAACAACTAGGAATGTTAAGAAGAGAATACACAGAAACAAAACTCATGAAGATAAAATCAGAATACAAAGATGATCATGCAGATTCACTAGCAATAGCCTGTCAAGCAGTAGCCACAGGAGATCAATGGCACGTAGTTAAGATGTCACAAAAGTTACATGACAGTCTATTCGGTTAACTTTATATACTAAAATCATACATTAAAATCATGGTTGAAGTTACCAAACCAAGAAGAAAACCAGCTATTTTAAACCCAACAACAGGGGAAACTGGACACTTTAGACAGGTTCAAGGCAGACACGTATTCGTACCATCTGGAGAAGAACCAGCAGAAGAGGTAGGAGAAAAAGAATTAGAACGTTGGGAACATCCTACACCAACATTCAGAGCAGAAAAAAACACGTATGGATACGGTCAACCAAACGATAACTCTAATCCTAGACCTGATGAAACATGGAGAGGAACAAGAGGAGATGCTATTGAAAGTGAAACTTATATAGTATCAAGTACAAAAGTTGATATGGACAAGTTAGCAGAAACAAAACTTGGAGATGTAATTAAATATTATATAAATGGTAAACAAGATGAGGGAACTGTAGTAAGTATTAGTGGAGAATATGTTAAACTATTAAAAGCAAGTGGTATGTACGAAGACATTCATATCAATGATACATTCCAAGTATCTGAAATTGTTAAAGGAAAACCATGGAATAAATTAACAATTGAAGAGAAATCAGAAGCATTAACAAAAGCAAGATGTCCATTATCTTATATTACAAGAAGTTGGTATGACATTCCTGCAGAAGCAAGAAAGGTAATTGTTGCAAAATCTGACGTAGAAGAAGGCAACTATGGTGGTGTTCCAACCAATACATTCTTTGATGCTGACGAAGACTACGAGGGAGAGAGTCACAGAAAAATTGACAACGAATTTCAACACGTAACAGAGCAACCAAAAACAAGTCAAACAGGTCATAAGAAAAAAGTAGATTCACAATTAGAAAGAGGACAAATTGCAGGTGTATCAGATAAAGCAGAAGAGGAGGAAGAAGTAGAAAAAGAAGGATTCTCAACAGCAGATGCAGGAGCATACAATGCAGTTCATAATGTTAAACCAGAAGATGATAAGAAAAAGTTTTATGGTGTTCCAGAATCATCAGGCAATGATTATTGGTTCAGACAAACAAAGGGTTAAATACTAGTTATATAACTAATAGTTGTTGAAAAACAACAAAGTATTTTACTGTATAGAATGTGGATCAGAACTACCTCCACGTTATAAAGGAAGACAGAGAATATATTGTGGTAATATATGTAGAAAAGCATATACAACAAAACACCCAAAGGAGAATAAGAAATGAAATACACTTGTAAAATATGTAAGAAAGTAATTGAAGACACATCATTCGCATTACAAAGAGATGCAATAACAAAACATGAGAGGACACATAAATGAGTAAAGAACAAAATGTCTATGTAAAAATGTGGACTAAAACAAAATCATATTATGAAAAACTTTTATTAGATTGTACTGTAGAAGAAAAAGAATGGTATCAAAAAAGAATACAATCTTGCGAGAGGTTGTTGGCTAGTGTGGAATAAATTCTGGACATGGTACGAAGATAAGATTCTTGGTAGCGTTATACTTATAGCAATTATTCAGTTCATACAAATTCCACATATGATATGGAATGCTGATATGATGTTAGAATCTGGAATGGTTTCTAGAATACATCCAGTAATTGATTGGTTTCTATACGGAGTAGACTTGGTAGAAATAGTATCCATAGTAAACGTTGGTATGATAATGTATAGCCTTTTAAAGAAAAAATACAGCAAAGCATTATAAGTAAGAACAACCTAATAATATCATGAAAACATGGTGGTGGGTTGCCAGTGGAATATTGCTATGTGTATTTTTACCAGCAGGTATTATAATGGTAGCAGCAACCATACTTAAAGAAATATCAGAATTCTTTTATAAACTTGAACAAGAAAATACATATCAACCAATAGAACAAAATACATATTTTGAAGATACTTTAAAAGAATATAAATGAACATATATTGTGACGGTGGAACAAGAGGAGGAGTAATCTGTATTGTCCACGATGATAAGATTATAGTCAAAAAGAGGGGGGTAAAATACACCAATAACGAACTAGAATACCTCGCCCTCATATACGCCATAGAATACATAAGGACAAACCAGCTAACAAACGTAACAATATACAGTGATTCTAAACTAATAGTCAATCAAGTCAACGGTAAATGGAGAGTAACTACCGAAGCTCTAACCAAGTTACATGAGAAAGCAACGACAAAATTATCCAAGTGTTGTAGTGTACAACTTTGTTGGATCAGGCGTGAACGTAATAAAGCAGGTATTCATCTTGATAGAATCAAGGCTTCACTTCGGGGTCATCACAATTATTAGAATTATTGTGTAAGTGTCTACCTGTCGTTACATTATAAAACTTGAAACATTTGAAACAAAATAAATAGCTCATGATAAAAAAAGGAATTATTGTTTAGGAGGAAACATAGATAATGCTAACATTGTACGATTGGTTTTCTCTGCTTGTCTTTCGACAACCCAACAGTCAAGTCCATCACTTGCATCTTTCTCTAAACATTTTGCAACTACATCATTCCAATATTCACTCTTTGCTTGACCAATAATGGTTTTACCAAATGAGTGTCTAGTGCCTTCTGTAGTTTTGATTTCTGCGATATCAGAACCAACACCTTCAACATATTTTACATTAAAACCTTGAATGACAATTTTGTCTCCTCCTCTTAATGCTGTTGAATTACCGTGTGATTGTTCGATATCCATTACGTCACTAACGTTCATTGTTTAGTATAGAAAATAGTTGAATATAAAGCTTAATAGAAAAAAAAGAAATGTTGTAAAGATTAGTGGATAGTTCTCCCCAAACGGAAATTCTTACCCCTTTTCTCTAATTCTTTACTAACACTAGATGCCTTTTCAATAGGCACTACTTGTGGAGCATCAAGCCCCTCAATGTGTAATTCAATGAACATAGAGGGAGTTAAACAAATTGTATTAATAAAGTTATTCGATATATGAGATTTATAAAGTATGTATAGGACAGTTTTTGTGGACTTTGTTTTTTTCGCATTTACATCTCATGTCGTAACACATGAGGTCACTCCACCTAGTCAACTCTGTAAACGTATGAACAGCCACACATACATCTCTCCCTTTTTATATATCCACTATTGGTTAGGTCAGTAAATGCTCTTTCAACAACTCTTCTTGATAGGCTTTTATCCTTACTGTAGAAATCATTTATGATGGTTGGTTTCCCTTGAGATTTAACAAATGCCAATACTTTTTGTTTTGTTGTTAATTTGGATTTTATTGATTTGGTATTGGATATTGTTTTTTTCTTTACCCTTATTGGTTTAGATATGACCAACGATCTTACCCTCCAATGCATTGATTGATAGAGTTGCTGTTCCAGTTTTGGAATATACTACTTCATTTTTTCTATCCATATAACCATCTGTATCATCTACTAATGTTCTGCAGAATGTTCCTGCATTAACTAGATGAATATCTCTTTCCCATCTTTGACCTGATCTAAAGTCAAAGTCGTTTGCTATTTCAGGTTGGTATCTTTTCTGATGTAGGTGTCCACATATGAAAATATCAGCATAGACATTCTTCTTCATTTGTTGGAACATTGTTTCAGGTTTTCCACCACCACTTCCATGTATTGCAAGTATTACCCATTGACCTAATACTTTTGACTTGTGTTTAACTTCAAGTCCAATCAATGCTCTGCTACCAAGAAACTCTATGTTGTTTGGTTCACAGAACTGATTTTCAATGTAGGATCTAGTAATTGCCTGAATATTATATTCATGATTACCATGCAAAAGCCCCCAGATCTTTTCGTTCTTTGCTTCCTTATGAACATCAATCAAAGGCTGTGTCAGTTTCTGCCATAGTTTTCTTTGATTATCTATGTCATGTTCATCTGACATATCTGGATTGAATCTCTTATCATAAGTAGAAATTGCATCTAACTGATCTCCTAGAAACAAAGTATATCTGTTGTCTTCCTTTGCAATAGCGTTTATTCTATTTTTATACAAATCTTTGTCGAATCCAATATGACCGACATGAATATCGCTCAAAGGTTCAAGATGAATTATATCATCTTTTTTTTGTAACTCAATGGTTACTTTCTTGCTGAACATAGTATAGTAGAAATATATTGTTGGTTATAAAGCTTTTGCATATCTTTCATAATGAGGGTCATTTTTCCAATAAATTAACACGGACTTTGGAATTTCATTTACCATCATCATGTAATCAAGATCTGTTAATATCTCATTTGTAGGATGATATTTTTTCAAATGCTCTTCTAATTTTTCTATGCTTCTACATAATCCAAAATTTGATTCACTGCATAATTCACATAAGAATACGTCATTCTTTGTAAGTGTTTTATTCATTACTTTTTCTGGAACTTTGCCACACCATTTTCCGTATTTGTTTTTGTGTTGCATAAGTTTCCATTTGCCTGTAGCATCGTGATAAGCATGATCCCAATCAAGGTTCATGGTTCCACAACGATTACAGGTTTTAGGCATTTTAAAAAAATTAAGATTGGGTTAGATATTGTTTTGTCATAAGCAATTGATCTGCTAACTTACTTCTTATTTGTCCAAATGTGTTTGTATTGGTATCTAGTTCTGGATATAAAGCAACTGCCATGTCATGTGCTTTTGCAATACAACATAGTAAAACATCTTCCGATTTTTCAAGTGCTTTAAAATATCCATCTTCTTTAACATCTGGTCTAACGGTTACGATCTCTTGTTTATAAGATGAAACAACATTACCTGATTTTTTCTTTTGCTCATTGAAACATTTTTCATCTACGCAGATGGCTCTTGGTTCTCGACTATAATGAATGTCGAAATCCTTTTCCCATTCTTCTCCACATAATTTACAATGTCCAGAGAACTTTGCTTTGATTGTCATTGTGGTATTATTATCATACTTATATATTAAGCTTGTGCGACTTCGTAACAAAAAGCAAGTCCTTGATTAACTAAGTATATCAACGCGTTAGCAAAAGTCATATGATCTAGTTTATCACTCATAAACATTGTATGTATTTCAACAAACCAGTCAGGTACTTTGCATTCAACAATCATAGATACTTTTATATCAAAGTATATATAAGTTTACCTGATGGCAAGAAGAAAACAAAGTTGCACTCACACAACAATAAGCGTAAAGTGGGAAGACAAAGAACTATTCAGAAAATACGCAAAGTCAGTAAAAGAAACTAAGAATGGAATCATGAATGAAAGTGACTCTGTTTTGTTTCACAGAATACTTGAAGAATACAAACAGAATCATCCACTAGAAGAAAACGCTACAGCTAAGAAAACTTATCCAGAAAAGCCTACTATCAAAACCCAACTTACGTAAGTTAACTTAAGTAAATTACGTAAGTTTCTTTTTTTTGCTAAACATTTAATTACTTAACTTAATTATACAATACATGGTTAATTTAAACAAGACAATGATAACTTTATCTACGTCAGAAGATACTAGAAAATCTTTCATAAAGTTAGATAAAATAAGACCTAACAGTATTTCTTTTAGTAGGTTCTTAGGTGTAGCAGCAAAAGAATATGCTGAAAGACATAGTACAGGAGATTATAAGATTGAGGACTTTGTATCAGAAGAAGTTTCTCTCACACCAAAATTCTTCGCAGAGATTGATATATGGAAAAGACATATTCTAGAACTAGATAATGTTAGATATAACGAATTTAGTAAAAGATTAGAACAGTTAAATAATATCAAAAGAATAAAACTAGGAGGAATGTTGACTTGGTAACTCATACACAATCTGCAATGGCAGATAGAATCTTTGATTATTTTTATTCAAAGAAACTTGTTGACGTTATTGATAATCTGACTCCAATGAGTACGTTCAGACTTGATGCTTCTGATGAAGAACTTGTTGACCTGTTTCTTGACAACAGTAAGTTGTTTCAATTTGCAGCAAGAGATGCTGTGATAAGAATCATTCAACAAAAGTATCCAGAATTAAATGTTGACTTGGAGTTTAAGAATCTTAATGTTGAACTTACAGTTGAGAATGAGATTCAACTTCATTCCATAAGTCCAAAATATGAAAACACTCCAATACAATTTGTGTGTGAAATAATAGGAATGGATGAAAGAAAAACATACATGAAAGAAACAGTTTTGGTTTGTCCAAAGTGTTATAGAGAACAATCTGAGAAAGCAGATTTTTACAAAAGAATAAACAAAGTATATTGTCCAAATTCAAACTGTAAGAAATCAGAAATGTTACCTGATCCTTTGAGAACAAAAAATGAATATGTTCAGACTTTGTTGGTTCAGGAACCACTTGATGAAGCGTTAAACAATTCGCCTGTCATATTTGTGTCTAAGGTTTACGATCATCATATAGGCAAAGCATTTGTTGGTCAAAAGAAAAAGGTTACAGGTATATTCAAATCTATTAGAACAAAGACAGAAGAAAATGATATAGTTATACAAATCATAAGTATGGACGATCTTGATAGGTGTGATGTGATTTATCCAACAGATGATGAAATCATGTCATACAAGGAACAGGTGAAAGACGGAAAGAACTTTATCACAAAGTTGGTTAACTCTTTTGCTCCTGACATCTATGCAGATCAATTGTATCGTGACATAAAGTATTCCATACTTCTTCAGTTAGTGGGGGGAGTAAAGACAAGAAAAAGAGGAGACATAAACCAACTACTAGTAGGAGATCCATCAATGGCAAAGTCAGAACTACTCAAAGCATCAAAGCGACTTACACAGAAAAGCATATTCACATCAGGTAGAGGAGCAAGTGCCGCAGGTCTAACAATAGGTATAGTAGAATTACCAAACGGAAGAAAGGTAGCACAAGCAGGAGTCATGCCGTTATGTTCAGGTGGTCATGCTATGATAGATGAGTTTGACAAAATGAATCCAACTGATAGAAGTGCCATGCATGAAGCAATGGAACAGCAAACAGTATCTATTGCAAAGGCAGGTATCAAGTTGACTTTACCTGCACAGACAAGTGTCATGGCAGCAGCCAATCCAATCTATGGAAACTATGACATGGAAAGAACTCTTGCAGAGAACTTAAACTTACCACCACCATTGATAACAAGATTCGATTTGATTTGGTTGTTGGTTGACAGAGTGAACCAAGACGATGATACAAAGAAAGCATATCATATACTTATGTCATATCAGACAGAGAATGATGATGTCATATTTACAGAAGATCAGATGATTGCATATCTAAACTATGCAAGAGATTTGAAACCAACATTGACAGAAGAAACACATGAGAGATTGATTTCACTCTACAACAAGATGAGAAGTAAATCAAAGAACAACTCAATCACTGTTGGTGTCAGACAGTTAGAAGCACTCGTTCGTTTGTCAATGGCAAGAGCCAAACTTTTGTTAAAGTCACAAGTTGATGTTGAAGATGTTGACGATGTAACAGAGTTGTTAAAGTCAAGTTATCGTTCACTAGACTTAGACTTAGACTTGGGAGATAGTATGACTCAGCAGACTTTGTCAGCAAACGCATCAAAGAAACACATAGCCTTGACCATACTTGGCAACATCGCAGGGGTGGAGAATAGATTCAAAGAGAAAGACTACAAGAAAGAACTAAGTAAACACGAGAAGTTCAGCGACCACGAAGCAGAAAAGATGTGGGTACAACTTGAGAAAGAAGGCTTAGTAAAGATAAATTCAGACGGAACTTGCAGTCGAACGAATTTATGATAAGACTTTTATTCTTCCTCCCCATTTTATATACATGGAATCTGAACTAGATTTAGAAAGACAAGAACAGGAATCAGAGATTGAACCTGAACTTGATATTTCCATCTCACAACTAAAAGGACTTGGAGCAGTTTCCGAAAAGAAACTCAATACTTTTGGTGTGTTCACTTTGTATGATTTGTGTGTCAGAGGCTCACAAGAACTACAAGAAATAACAGGAGCCAATAAAGAAACAGCAGACTCTTGGGTATTCAAAGCAAAAGATATGTTAGAGGAAAAAGGACTTATTCGAAAAACGGATATGGACTGCATTGAATTGTTAGAGTATCAGGAGAAGCAACATAGACTTACACTTAATGTAGAGTCTATTGATAATCTGTTTGGTGGTGGATTGCGACCTGAATCTTTGTATGAGATATACGGAGAATTTGGTAGTGGTAAAACACAATTCTGTTATTCATTAACAGCAGAAGTTATAGCACAAGGAGATAATGTAATATGGATTGATTGTGAAGATACATTCAAACCTAAACGACTTGTGGAAATTCTTATTGCAAAAGGACACGCAACAGATATTGAATCAAGTAAGGATATGTTAAGACGTGTTACTTACTTATACGCTCCAAACACAGAAAACTTGATGGGTATCATCAACAATATGTCAGAAAGAATGTTGAAAGATAGACCAAAGTTAGTAGTTGTAGATGGTTCGGTAGGTCAGTTTCGTGAAGAATACTTGGGTAGAGGAACTTTAGCTGCAAGACAAAATCAGTTAGCAAGACTTATGACACACTTAAAGAATGTTTCATATTATTTTGTATGCACTGTTCTATTTACAAACCAAGTGCAGACCGATCCTAGTGTTATGTTTGGAGATCCTGTCAAACCTATTGGTGGCAATGTTGTAGGACACGCAAGTACTTATAGACTTTACTTCAAGAAAGCAGGTAAGAAACACATTGCTAGAATGGTTGATAGTGCTGAAGATGCAACACAAGACGTTGAATTCGTCCTAGATGCAAAAGGCATATCCGAAATTGAATAACACTTAAATACTTATTTTTTTATTATAGTATATGGAATGGCTAGACTTTGGTCATATCTGCAAAGAAAAAACCAAGCAGGGTTTCTTGAATTTTCCCTCATTGATGCCATTCCACTTATACTCATGAACAATAGACAGAAGATGCGAAACAGCAATCGAAAGGCTGTAGAACATCTACTTAGTTTAGGCTATGATGACATTTGGTTAAAGCCACATACTAGAAGACATGACCTTAATTATTGTCAGGGAGCATGGTATAGATCCCTAGACCTTTGGAATCTCTTTGATGGTATCTGCATATCTCCTAGTGGTCTTATTACTTTTCTTCAGATTAAAACAAACGCTTGGGCGAAAGCAGAACCTATACTTAAGTGGGTGGCAAGAGTCAAAGGCATAGAAGTCCTAGTAATCAATGTCAAGCATACATATCGCAAATACGAAGTTTTACTTAGGTGTTATAAGTGTACAACTTTATAGGTCGTGGCGAACGTACTTGCCTTAAGATACTTAAGTCATGGTTTCCTAGTGCCGAGTTTGTCATACAGTATCCCCTAAGTAAACTTATAGATAAGTCGTGGGGATTATCCGACAGGCAACAAAAAGAAACCCTTGACATAGTATACTTCTTAGATAATAAGACATACATAGTAAGAGTTCAAGATCCACACCATGATGGTTTAGGTATGCAGAAAGTCGATAGAGTTCAGCGAACTACTTTAGAGTGTCACGATTGCATAGTCATAGATGTATGGCATTATGATTGCCCTACCCTATTTGATGATAAGTATAATGACTTAAGTATAAAAGAACTTAAGTTAGTATATAAAGACAATAATATACCCACGCCTAGCGAGGTGGGAAATAAATAATAACCACTACAACAACACTAGATTAATGCACTTTATCATAGATAGAGAAAGGGAAATGTCCTGCTCATTCGGAGATTACCACCCCTATGACGGACACATTACAATCAACCTAGCATTAATGGATAGTCCAGAAGAATTGATTATTACTATTATCCATGAGCAACTACACGAACTAATAGATTGGGGATTAGATCCCCATAGTTCTAAAGAAGAAGAAGATCACTATATCATTCCACGTCTTTTATTTTGATGTAATATCCACCAATACAAATAATATTATGCTTATCTCTAAGTTTATGTATTACCTGCTTAAAGGATCTAGGATTACAACCTGACCTTTCTATTAGTTCTTCCTTTGTCAAGTTATAGTTTGTGACTAGGTTTTCCATCTTATCTTGTATAGTTTCTTTCTTCACAAAGTTATTCTTTACCTTTCTTACACAGTGATTACCGTATTTGTATTTACAACTAATCTGACAAAACTTTGGAAGTTGTGAATTAAGTCCATACTTTTCAAATGTGTTTCCACATTGGACACATTTAAAAACAAACGGATATTTACTAAGTATACATGATCTACAAAAGTATCCTTTAGTTCCCTTGAGTTTGCTGTTCTCGTTCTCACATCTTAGGTTATAACATTTCATTTTTCTAATTCCTCCAATGTTTCATAATGCAAACATGATCTACAAACTAGATTTATAGGCATGATTAGTTTGTTTTTTTCTCTTAGTGAATCAAGAACAATATCAAAAGATCCACAATTTGAACATTTAAACAAAGTGTTCATTTACAAGACCTCCAAATATTGACAATTTGGACATTCAAAACCATTTCTATTTTCCACATAGAAATAACAACCACAGTCCATACACTCAAATTTTACTTTCATTCTTCATCTACCTCCTTTTCTTTTAGTCGTTTAGACCATTCTCTCATATTTGGTGGGAGTGTAAGGTCATTTAAATGTTGTTCCATCTTTATCATAATGTCACGCATTTCTATTAATGTCTTTTGTATTTCTATAAACACTTTCAAACATTTAACCCTACAACTCCTAATCTCTTTCTTATCTGATAAGCCTTACTTCTACATCTAGGAGAACAATAAAGTTTCTCCATACCTATTGTAGTAGTGTAGGTCATATCACATATTCTACATTGGGCAACTACATTGTTGCATGAATGTAAACAGTTTAAACAATAACCTCTCCTACCTTTGGCTTGATTATTGCAAACATAATTTCTACACTTCGTCATAAGACCACCCCCTTTTTGTAAATGTATTCTCCCAACATTTCATACATAGTCTATTACTATCTGATATAAAAGTGTCGCCCTCTAATTTAACTTTGCACTCTTGACACTTCTTAAGTTTAAGTAATTTAATGTATGAATAGTTTTTTAGTTTAGGGCATTTGATATGTTTTATCCCTACACCTTTTTCCCAATCAACATCTGTTCCAATCTTGATTGTTCTATTACATTCAATACACTTGTTCTCATACTTGTTCTTGATTATCATCAGGCATTTCAAGACTATCTAATACAGATGGATCGGATAGATCTCTCATTCTACAATCAATGATGTAGTCGAAATCAACTTCATTCATATCTTCTCCCTCGTCTTTAGTTTCTTTCATTATCCTTAGAGTTCTGATAATTGTTGCTGTAACAATATCATTAATCTGTTGGTCGCTCATTTCCATTTTCATTTCCTCCTTTGTTATCTGATGTTTGATCTACCTCATCAATTAAATCCCATGCTGATAAATCAAATTCAGGTATGTTATACTTTAGTCTAATCTCTAATCTCTTTAGCCGATTAGATTCCTTAAACTCTTTTGCTATATCTTCGAGAGCAATTTGTATTCTCTCTGCTATCCATTCATTCATTTCTTTCCTCCTCGTATTTGCAATACAAATACACAATATAATTTACCATATCAACAACTGTATCTTTAACAGATTCAGTTTTGATTTCTGGATTTTCTTTAGGGTTTGATGTTAGTGATATTAATCTCATCATCTTGTCAGATATTCTAACAAGTATGGATTGAGTTGTAGTATCTACTATCCCTAGTTGTTTTGCAACTGTCATGTTGAATAATGTATCTCCATCATTCTGTTGCTTTCTATTATAGTCACGACCTTTTCTCGCAACAAGATTCAATGCACTTGCGCATATATCTGTGTGAGTGTCAATGACCTTATACAATGTTGTCATAATTTACCTCCTGTCCTAATAAGCAGGACTACATTTTCTTGGGTTCTGTTTTTCAACAGCAACCAATTTTACACAGCTAACACAAAGATCAACTTGATCTTCTTTGTTAGTTGCATTATCTTCTAGACATATATTACAGATCATGGTGGATTGTTCTCCACTTCCTGTAACATTCTTATATTTCTTAGTAGATCACTATCTGACATTTTTTCCCAATGTTCTCTTGGTTCAACGTGCATAGGAATCCATAATTTATTTTCTAATGCAACAATCATGTCGATATACTTTTCTCTTTCTTCTCCTAAGAAATTATCTTCTGACACATACGAACCTTGTTTTAATACCTAATAAACCTTTGTAGTTAATAAAGAGAATAAACTGTTTTAGAGTTTATATTCTTATAGACTTCATCAGGTTCTAAGTATGATGTCTTTGCTATGATCTCATCAATAATATCTTTCTTGATATAGCCTTTCTCAAATATGGCAACTGCCATACAATGTTTGCATATCTTTTCTGGAAATGTTTTATCCGAGAATTGATAAGCTGGGCAACCACAACCATATCTAGTATTACCATTATCATTAATGAAAGACACAACTTCATACTTGTTTTTAGATTCGACAGAATCAACTTCCCATACTCCATTCATCACTTTCCTTACTAATCCTTTTTCGTTTATATCTAAAGCCTTTTCTATATGGGCTTCAAACTTTGGGTTCATAGTTATCTCACTCAACCTGAGATTCGATACTAATACAGATTTTTTCATACCAGTCTTGAAACTCTTTACCTTTGCCCTCAGATTTACAGATCCATTCCATAGTCTCGTTTTCTGTTTTCATTTCTTTGTAAGACTCCATTTC